GTACAAGCTGGCGCTGTCTTCACTCTCCCACCAGCCATCAGCGCGCTGGAAGGCCTCGAACTCAAGGCCCCACTCGCGCTGGTACCAATCAGCGCAGACCTGCCAGCAGTCCCAGGCGCCATGTACGAACGGGCGCTTGAGCAGCGGCGTGCTGCCGGTCGGCGTGATCGTGCGCAGGTCGCCCTCGGGCCAGGACAGAATGTGCCAAGGCAAGGCCGTGGCCTCGCACATCGCCAGGTCACGCGATGACGGGCGACTGGTGGCGTCCGGGTGGGAGTGAACGATGCCGATCACCTGACCCTGGTCTTCTGCCGCGGCGTAGTCCTCTGGGTCGAGCCGGAACTCTTCGTTTGGCTCGGTGGCGATGTTTCGGCACGGGAAGTATTTCTGCGCCCTGCCCACGGCCAGTACCAGCCCGCAGCACTCTTTCGGGTACTCCGCGGCCGCATGCGCCTGGATGGCTGCAATGATGTGTTTGCGCATGGTCAGCTCCGGGCTATCAAGGAAACGGCGGGAAATCCACCGAACGGCAAGGGGTTGCCCTCGCCAAAACGCGGGATACAGCCCTTGCCCAGGGTGGCGTCGCATATGTCCAATTCAGGATCATCGGTAACCACCCCGTCTTTCGTGACGTAGGCGCCGGTGTATCCGCAGTTAGGGCCACGGTAGCCACCGGTGAGGCACCAGTGACACAGAGTGGTCATTTGCCTGCCGATCGTCTCGCCGCCAACGTCGCCCGGGCTGGCCAGGTCCCAGCTGACTGTCTCGCCGTCCTCGTTGGTTTTCTGGTCGACATACCAGACCTCAATCGATTCCTGGGTGGGATCGGCCGTGGGGTTACCGCCCTCGAAGTTCACGGCGTCGAGAAACTCGGCCAGCGTATTACGAATTGTCAGCTTGAACTCGAGCAGATCCTCGAAGGCCAGGCAGAGGGCGGTGATTCGCCCGTTGACGTTGCCGACCGACAGCTTGGGACGTACCGCGGTGCCGTCGCCATTCGCCTCGCTGCCCTCGTACTGCATGGGCCAGGCGCCATACTCTTCACCCTTCCACCAGATCGACTTGGCCGGCAGCTGGTCAGCGTTGCCGCCGGCGGCAATCAGTTCTGCAGGTGTGTGCGGTATAGCGTGGCCATGAAAGCGCAGAACATCGGCGCCGTAATCGCTGCCGTCCAGCTCAAACAGCATGACTTCGTTGCCAGGCTCAAGAGTCTGGATAGCGTTGATCAGCGACATGGATTGACCTTTACGGGTGGAAGGCGCGCTCGAACGTCGCCGTCACTTTGAATACGCCCCCGCCCATGGGCGTAGGGGTTGGGTTCTTGCAGGTGAACAGGCCAAGCTGGCCCAGGGGCGTAGTCCACAAGAAGGCCTTGGCGCCCTTATGACGGTCGAAGAAAGCCATCATGGACAAGGCCGTGGCCGTGTTGCCCGTGTGGGTGACCGGATAGGAATCGACTTTGTTGTTGATGCCGTCCCCGACCTCTTGCTTATAGCCGTCCCCGAACTGGGAGGTGCGCACCCGATACGTGATATCGGGCGCCTCCCCGTGCTGGGTGGCCCAGGTGAATGTTTCAATCGCCATGGTTACCTTCCGTTGATCAGGCGCCAGATTGAGCCGCCAGGTTGCAACCCTTTGGAAATAGCGGTTTCTGCCTCGGTCTTGGCGGCCTGCTGTATACCCTTGCCGAGCTGCGTGGTGTCTTCCTGAGTTGCCGTGCCGCCATCGCCGGAGGTCTGCACGGATACCGACACGGGGAAGTTGTAGGTGTTTCCACCCCCGCCACCGCCCGCCGCCGCCATGATCGAACTGCCGCCCGTCATTAATGGTGTGACGCTGCCACCCTGAGCACCAGTCATGAGGTACGACCGGCCACCCTGATTGAACAGCTCGGGCCCCTTTTCGTTTACCTCATAGAGCGTGTTCGGATCGACAGGCCCACCTGACGCCCTGCCCTCTACCAGAGCGCTGCCGATGCTGGAGCCGAAACTGCCAGCACCCGCACCCGCCGCCGCACCGCCACCGAAGTACGCGCCAAGCGCGCTACCAGCAAGGCTCGAAAGCAATCCGGAGGCCGCCTGCCGAGTTGCGATACGCGCCATGTCGGCGATGATCGACTTGGCGAAGTCAGAGAACGAGAACTTGCCATTGGTCGCGAAGCTGGCCACCGCGTCCTCCATAGAGCTGAAGGCGTTGGTGAACAGGCTGCGGGCTTGCCCGGCCACATCACGGGCCGAGTCAAGGTAGTTGCTGAACGCCGAAGTGGCCCCATTGCGCCAATCGCTCTGGGCCACGGACATCTGCTCGTAATTGCTGAGCGTGGTCTGCGTCAGGTCGCGTTCGCTGCGATTTATCGCCTCAAGCTTGGCCTGGTATTCCTCGGCGCTCATGTTGCGCGAGGCGTCGGCCTTGTCGCGCGCCAGATCCAGGCGCTGCTGGTTGGCCCGATCCGAGATTCCGTTCAGGTCGCCGTTGATGGCGTTCTGGCGGTCGCCCTGACCCACGCCCTCAGCCGCTCGGCTGCCGGCGCGCTGCAGCGCAGCGTTCTGCTGATCCAGCGCGTCGGTGTACGACTTGATGGCCAGCTCCTGCTTCTTCAGCCTTCCCTGCTCATTGGTCGCAATTACTGATAGCTCGCTATCCGACTCCTGCTGAGCCTTGACCATGTTGGCCCGGGCGTCGGCGATCTTCTGGTCCAGCTGGATGCGCTGGGCTGCCGACGTTCCGGCCTTGCCCTTGGCACCCTCAAGCGCCGAGATCTCGGCCTCGTAGGAGGATTTTACCTCGGACGCCTGCTGCTGGAGCAGTGCTACGCGCTGGGAGGTGTAACTCTCCTGAGAGATGATCCCGGCTTTCTGCGCCGCCTCCAGCTCCTTGTCCGCACTCTTGTAGTAGCTGAGTACAGCGTTGAGCTGGTTTTTCGAGTCGTTGAACGAGGTGAGGTCGACCGCTGTGGTCGCGCCTTTCGGGTCCTTGTACTTGTCGCGGATGTTTTTCAGGTCGCGATCAATGTTCTTCTGGGCGAGCAGCGGGCTGTCAGGGTTCGCCTCACGCAGAGCAGCGATCTTGCGCAGGTACGCTTCCTCTTCCTTGTCGCGCTTCTGCTTGTTGCTGTAGGACGCAACACGAATACGCTCAAGCTCCTGCTCGGCCTCGATGCCCTTGTCCTGGATCTTCTGCCGGTCGCCAAGGTATTTGGTGCGCGTCTTCTCTGCTTCTATCTGGAGGTCAAGAAACGCCAAATCCTTGGTGTCTTTCGCAGTATCGCGCGTCTCGATCCCCATGGCAGCAGCGCGGCCGCCACGGCCCTGCCCAGTTTTCAGCCTTTGGCGTATTACTTCGGCTTGCTGCTCCAGGGTTTGAGTACGTCCGATCTCCTTCGTGGCGTCCAGAGCGCCTTTTGCTGCGTCCCTTACCGCATTCCAGCCGCGCTCTATGATTCCCAGGTTCTGCGTAATCTCTCCGGTGCGAGTTTCGATCGTACTGGCGTATGTATCCGTGAGTAATTTAGCCGCACCCACTGTGTCGCCCTGTTCTTTAAGGGCAACGATCTGCGAGTAAACCGACGCTGTTAAAAAGTGATATTGATCATTGAGTTCTTTTGCGGCGGCGACAGGATCTTTCGCAATTTTCGCGAACTCTGCGATCGTCTCATCAATAGCCCGACCTGTAGCCTTCTCCATCTGCAGGGCGGCTTCGGTGATTTGCCCGAAACTTTCGCTGGCGATCTTTCCGTTACCGGCGAGCTTGGCCAGCACCTCAGCTGCAGCGCCAGTCGTCCCCACTGTTGCGCTGACCTGCCGCGCCATATCACTGAGCTGACTTGCACTCGTACCAGCCACATTGCCGCTGAGGATCAGCGCCTCATTGTAGGCATCGGCCTCTTCACTACCCTTGTAATAGGCTAGCCCCAAAGCGGCGACAGCTGCAGCCGCCAGCGTAAATGGGTTTATCAGCCCTAGAACGTAACCGCCCAGCGCCTTCGCCGCCGGCGCAATGCCGCCGAACATATCTTTCAGCTGGCCGCCCTGCTGTAACAGAACCGTAAGCGGAGCCTGTCCACCCTGGAGAGAGACGGCGATGTCAGTGAACTGAGCAGGAACGCCTCGCAGCGCTGCAGCCGTCTGCTTTGCCGTGTTTCCGGTGCGAGTAAGGCTGTCGTCGAATCTGCCCAGGTTAGCCCGCGACTGGTCGATCTTGCCCTGGTACTCGCTGAACGTTGAGGCATCCAGCGCGCCAAGCTTTTTTTGCTTGGCCAGTTTCGTTTCAAGGTCGTCGAGACGGCCCAGGGCCTTTACTGTTGGGTCAATCTCGCCCAGCAGGTCTGATAGCTCATCCTTCTGCTTCTTCATCGAAGCAGTCGCCTTGTCAGCGCCGCGCGCTACGCCATCAGCCGCTTTCTCTGCCCTTGCACCTGCCGCCGTGAGCTTGTCGAGGTCGGAGCTTGCCTGCGCAGCATCCGTCGAATCGACCTTTATGCCGAGCTCAGCAATCGACGTCATACTTTTCTCCAGGCATAAAAAAACCCGCTCGATGGCGGGCTATTGGGTTCACTTGATCTATTTATTCAACTTCGAATTCGTTTCCGCAAACTGGCAGGTAATGCTTATGTCGGTTTGCATGTCTTCCCCAAACTTGGCCACCGGCCTGGCTCCTACCCCCTCGACTACGTACTTGGAGAACCCCGCATATCCACCATAGCTGTTCTTGGCGTTTACTTCTCCACATACAACCGTATTGTCGGGAAGGCGATAGACCTTCTCATCCCTGAACTCAGCTGATGCCGAGTCGTTAAGGTTTCGTTGCACCTCATCACGAGCTTTCTGAACGTCGCTATTTCCACACCCCGCCAACGCTACGAAAACCATACCCGCTACTAATAGTTTCATGCCTTTCCATCCTTGAAATGTTTAGAAGCTGCTCGGTTGAACGGAGATGGATCCGCCGCCAGCGGGTAGAAAAACTCGGAATTTCTTTTGCTGACTCGGACTAAGAACTACTGAGATTTCCATCCTCTCAGGGTTCGTTGCGCAGAGTCCCGAGCCGTCGAGTGCGGCACCGAGCAACCACTCCCCTGGCGGAACTTGGAATACTGCCTTTTCTCCAGTATCCAGCTTCGCCACGGGCACACCGTTTAGAAAGACGGTCGCAAAGCAGCCGCCGCCGGTAAACCCAGTGTCCCGCGTGACAATTAGCGAACTGCCGCCGGGTACTGGCTTTTGGTAACCGCTTACCCGCTCTGACGGCGCTAGGCGCGCCTTGTCGGACGGAACTGGCGAAGTCGCACACCCGGCCAGCATCGCCAACACCACCGCCGCTATCAAAATCCGCATAACCGATCCTCATCCTGAAAGTGCCGACTGTATCACCAGAAATGCTGTATGGATGCCCAAGTATCACTCACGATATCGCTTTGCTATCGTCATCCGTCTACCTACGGATACGAGCAATAGCACATGGATCAGAAGCGCCTTGACGAAACGCTACTCAAAATTGGCCAGTTTGCTGAGGAAAAAATCAGCTGGGTAGACCTTCAAAACGATATCGATATCGAGGCTGCCATCATCCTTAAGGACCAAGGACTATCAGGCATCCAAGCAACGAGGATGATAACCGGCCGTTACAAGCTCAGAATTATCAACGGCCCTCTGACGCCACCGGGCAAGCTTCGAGTTTCTGAATTAACAGCCAAGTAAGGATTCCCCAGTCCTACGCCTGCAAGCCCAAGGACTGGGATAGCGCCAATATCGGCGCGTTTATGACCTGGAGGTCAATGTGAGCGAAGACAGCGCAACATGGAATTATGAGGCTGGCCCAACCGACGCAATGAAGCAAGAGATAGGTCAAGTCGTGATAAATCACGCGCTATGCGACCCTTCGCTTTATTCATTGTTTCATGCGTTATCAGGCATCAATGAGACCACAGCAAAGGTCATGGTGAGAGCTCTCAGACTGAAAAGCGGAGGACTTATTGAGCTTATAAAAGCGTTCAAAAAAGAAAAAGAATCACAAATTCATCCGGAGCTATCGAAGCGAATAACCGAATGTCTTTCGGCGTATGACCAGCTCTCCAAAGCCAGAAATCTGATAGCTCACTGGCAGTGGGGTCTTTCGCCCAGCGGCGAAGATAATGCGACGACCTCTAATTTCCTAGGGATGAACCATGGAGACCCTAGCGCAGATAGAAGCCACACACTTGGATCCTTAAAAGCAACCTCTTGGGGATTAATGCAAATCAACGTGCTAATGGCATTGGTATCGTCTTTTATAGCGCAAAACATACCAGATACATTCATTGATCTGGCCCTGTCAGGTGTCGACGAGGTACTTAACAAGACGCGTCAGGCTCTGCTTGAAATACCAGATGTTTCGGCTGAAGAACTGCCATAATCCGGAAAATCTCTTCCAACAGGTCAGTGGACATTAACGGATCGTAGAGGCTGTAGACGTATTCCATGGCAGCCTCAGTCATCGCGCTGGTTACGATGACTTGTTCCAATTCCTGAGGAGATCGCTCTGCAAAGCGCGCCAGATTTGCATGGCTTTGCGCTGCGAGCCAATTTGACAAATCTTTCACGCTCGCCTCCTGCGGCCATGCCGCGTCATGTTGGTTGTCTACGTCCGGGTCTCGCCCATCACCAGCAGCGCTTCAGCCTCCATCATCCGAAGGTCGGGGAAAGCCTGCGTCAGCTCAGCGCGCTTGAGACCGATCATGCCGGCCACCGGCTTGATCGCGTTGTAGTCCAGACCCACGGCGCCGCCCATGCCCACACGCCACTGCGTGGACATCGCCTCGAACAGCAGGAAGGCCGGCCAGTTATCTGGCCAGACCTCGTACTCTTCATCGGGGATGTCGGCCTTGGTCATGCCGAAGGCCGCCAGGTCAGCCTCTGAGGGCCCCTGCTCGTACAGGATGCGGACGGCGCCGGTCAGTTTCCCAGGCGGGCCGGCTGGTAGGCGGCCTGATAGGCGGCCAGCACTGCCTGCGGCGCACCCACGCAGGTGGTGACCAGTGCAGTCATGGACTCGTCGGACAGCTTCTCATCGAAGCCCCAGCCGCTGACAATGTCCTTGAGCTGTTCGACCTGCAGTGCGATCTCGGAGGCCGTGGCTTCCTGCCAGGACATGCCTTCGTCTTGTACCTTGGTGGCGTGCGCGTCACGCGCGGTGTTCCAGCGGTCGAACAGCGCCGAAAGCGCGATGCGGTCCAGGTACTTGAACTCGAAGTCCACGGCCACTGCTTCACCTCCCACACGGGGGATCTGCACCTTGGCCTTGAACGTTGGGTTTGGAGCGATCTTGATCTTGGCCATGGGTTACACCACCGCTGCCGAGTAGCGCGTTGGGCGGCCGGCGAGCGACAGTGTGATGACGCGGGTCATCAGGTTGTTACGGGACAGGGCTGGGGTCGACGTGATGGTCACGTAGGCGTTGTAGAGGATGCTGTCGCCGTTCGGCAGGTTGAGGCGCAGTACGCGGGTAACCTTGTCCTCGTCGGCGGTTTCAACCACAGGCACGTACGCCAGGGATGGGTCATCCGCTACGGTGACCGACATGCTGATCGGGTTCTTGGTGGTCGGGATCTGACGGTCGTCATCGTCTGCCAGAAAGCCGAAGGTCAGGAACTGCTGGTCGCCGCCCGTGGTCGCCACGTCGGTGATCTGTGAGATCTCAACGAAACCGGTTACTTCGCGCACCGAGCCCAGGCCCGATCCGGCCGGGTATGGCTGGAGGTTAGTGGTGTTGATGTTTTGCAGGGCGAAAGTGCCGGTCAGGCTGTTGGCCACGCGCGCGGCGCGATCATTCAGGCGGGTCCAGCCCGAGGTCACAGCGATGATGTCGCCATCAGTCAGGCCATGGGCCGCGGCGGTCGCTACCGCAGGATTGGCGTTGCTCAGCGCGGTTACCGGGATCGCCGGGCCATAGGTCGAAGCGATTTGCAGGGTCGCGCCGTTGGGGAGTCGAAAGCCCATGTGTATTTTCCTCTTTGCAGAAATGACAAAACCCGCTCAGTGGCGGGTTCTGGGTTTGCCCAGCGGGCGAATTAGTTGGTGTCTGCTCGATACTGGAACGAAGCCGGCACGGTGTATGTACTGCCGTCAGCAATGCCTGGGCCTGGCCCGACCGGAGTCAGCACGATGGCGACCAGGCCGGCGCGCTGGATGCGCAGGTTCACCGGGAACAGAGCGGCTAGCTCGTCAACAATGCCGCTGGCCTCTGTCCGGTACTTACCGGATGGTGCAACGACGTTCACCTGGAACACGCCGACGTACAGGTGGTGGTCACCGCCCAGCGTGTTGCTGGCTGTCACCGCCGGCAGAGTGAAGGCCCGCAGGTATGTCTCGCCGGACGCCGGGGTATAGGTCTCGTTCTCAACCACCACCTTCAGTGGCTTTGATCGAGCCTTTGCCCAGGCCAGCAGCCGCGACTCGAAAGCCTCAGCAATGATGTTGTGGCTCATACCTGGTTATTCCTGGTGGCTTCTTCGACGATCTGCTGGAAGCGGGCCTGGGTGATGCGCACCATGCCGCCCGGCGCCTGATCGGAGTGGCCGTACTCGAGCGGGATGGCGTAAGGCAGGTTGTTCACGATGAAGGCCGTGGTCCCAGCCCGGAACAGGATCGACTCGCCTGCGATGCGCGCCGTGGCTTCAGCCCCGGTAGGATCAAGCGTGCTGAGCGTACCCGCCGGCGGAGCATCAATCGACATCTGCCAGTTGCCACGGAACCGGCCGGTGTCGACCGGCGACATCCGAATAAGCGAGTTGCCGACCTCGATGATGATCTCGCGAAGGCTGGCGTCCACCGCTTCCTTGGCCTGTTCTGCAAACTCGGCCAGTTGTAATCCGAAGCTGCCCTGCTGACCTGCGTACTTTTTCATGAGCGCACCTGCAACTCATACAGGATCGGAGTGCCGGCTGGGTTGATCTCCTTGAAGTTGATCACCGTCCACGTCTTGCCCTGCACGTCAGCCTTTATCAGCGGCTTTGGCTTCCATTCCATGCCCAGCGCCGCGACCTTTAGCTTCTTGTCGCCGCGCACGATCAGGGTATCGTTCTGGAATTCGAGGCCAGTGAAGTCGAGCAGAATGCCTTGGGCGGTTTGCTCGATGATCACATCACCGCCGGCCGGGTTATCGGGATCGTACTCGGCGGCCTGGATGTCGCGCAGCGTTACTGGCTGGCCGAACTCAGCGATCAGATCGAGAGCCAGCGCGGCCATTTCGTCGTAGAAGGCCATGGTGGCTCCGACTGTTAGGCGCGGATTGCGAACAGCCCGCGCTTTTGAAGGTAGTCAGCGAATTGCGTGCGGCTTGGCCGGTCTGGCGCTGCGGGCAGCAATCGGCGGCTGGTGTTGCTGATGGTGGCGTACTCGCGAGTTACGGCACCTTCGACACGCTCGAGCGTCACAGCGCCTTTGCGCTTCTCGACCCGATCGATGTCGTCAGTGTGGATCTCGCCCGCGAGGGCCATCTGCCCGTACTGGATACGTGCAGGAATGTAGTCGGACGGCTTGTTCTCGCCGTCGATGTTCACGCCACGTCGAGGCCAGGCCAGTGCCTGGTCGCCTTTGGCTCGGCATCCCTTCCAGTTCATGCCATCCATCGCCAAGGCGGCCCGGCGCAGCAGCGCTTCCTGTGCTGGCTCATCCGCTGGAATAGTCACACCGTACCTTGCGGCATAGCTGACCAGTTCCGCGGCGGTCGAGTAGCTGTCTGCGTCTGGCTTGCCGGTGCCGTCCTCGATGATGAGCATGGGTTATTCCTTGGTGGTGGATTTCTTGTCAGCGCCGCCGCCATTTTTGCGAGCAGCAGGCTCATCAGCTTCGGTGCGCACACTGTCGACACCACCGGTTTCACCGACCGTTTCAGGGCCGACAGTGATGTTATCAGCGGTACCGCCAAACCCCCAGCGCGCTTTGACGTTAGGGTCGATGTGCTTGTCTTTTTCTACTGCCATGATGGCTCTCCTTCACGCTGCCGGCCCCGCGGGGCCGGCTATTGATTAGGCTGCGACGGTGGAGGTGATGAACGCCAGCGGAACCTGCTTGCGATCGAACTTGCGCTCCCAGTTGGTGGCCAAGGCCAGATCCGCCCAGTTCGCCGAGATTGGGCGAGTGGTGGTAGGGGTGCCGGTGATGGTCTCACTCAGGAACGAGTAACCCAGTGGGTGCACAACGAAGTTGCGACGAGTCCACAAGGTTTCAGTGCCGCCGCCGTTGCCGCGATCCGGAGCACGCTCATATTCCAGACCGTCTTCGCCTTCCGGCTGCTGCTCGGCGAAACCGAGCGCGCCCGGGCCAAAAATCACAGACAGGTATTTGTTCGGCGTGCCAGCGATCACCGGCATGCTGTCATCAACCACTACGCGCATCCCCTGGAAGCGACCGAACTCTGGAATCTGGTCTGCGATCGGGGTGAAGTCGATCAGGTTGAGGATCTGCAGCTCGGTCTGCACCGCTGAGTGCATCGCGATGACGCTCAGGCCGCCCAGCTGACCGCTGTAGTCACCCATGGTCGCCTTGGCGCGGATAATTGCCGCTGCGCTGATGGTGCCGCCAGCATCCACGACCATGTCGCCGCCGTTGGCAGCCACGTTGTCGTTGTAGATACCGATGGTAGTGGCGATCGCACGACGCTGAGCCACTTTGCGCCAGTAGCTCAGCAAACGACCAGCCACGAACTCAAGCGGATCCTGCTTAGTGATGTTCTTCACCAGGTTCATGCAGTTCCAGCCTTCGTTGAGGTACGCAGCGCGCGCCTGCATGCTGGCGGTATGCACGGACAGCGGTACCGCGATATCGGTGTACACGTCGTTCGAGTAGTTCGACTCGATGGACGCGTCCAGGTCAACCCACCATGGAATGGTGAAGGTGTTGGATGGGCTGCCAAGCAGCGTGGTCATGTCGCTGTTGGTGGTCAGGATGCCAGACTCGAAGAACGCAGTGCGCTCGACGCTGTTGACGGTGATGTAGTCCCGCAGTTCGTCGCGGAAGATGACATCGGAAAGAATGGTTGGCATTGCGATAGATCCTTTTACTGAGCCTCAGCCGCTGCCTTCAGGCGCGCGTGCTCGGCGGGGTTGGTTCGGCGAAGCTCTACGCGCTCCATACCGGTTAATTGGTTCCATGGTTTTGCGGCCCCGCCGCCTTTGCCACCGGCAGCCCCGCCGCCAGAAGCCCTGCTTGAAGCGATCAACGGCGCCAGGGCGGCATCGTTGAACAGCTGCGTCTTGAACTCTTCCACCGTCAGAGCGGTAGGCCGGCGCTCAGCGTCCAGCACCACGACGGTGGGTTTGCCTTCGCGCAACTCCATAGAGAGGCGCGGCTCAATGATCTGTTGAAGCA